AGAGAACTGGAGGACCGCTTGGAATATGGCGCGCCCGAGACGATTCGAACGTCCGACCCCTGCCTTCGGAGCAGACTACCCATTTTGGGTATATCTGTAGGCTCAGAAGGGCTCTAGGCGCTGCACTGCGGCAGCTCCCTGGCTGGGGGCGAGGTGAGCATAGATTTCTGTTTGCGTGATGCACGCATGCCCGAGCAGTTCCTTCACGACGTAGATCGACTCCCCCTTCATCACCAGCCAGCTTGCGAACGTATGGCGCAAGTCATGGATTCTGAAGTTCTCGATTCCGGCGCGCTTGAGCGCTGATGTCCATGCGGTCTTGAACGTGGTGATTTTTCCCCGTTCCCAGCCGAATACCCACGGCGTTTGCAATTCCCTCTCCTTTTGCCAGTCTGCCAGCGTGCGTAGCGCTTCGATCGCTCCGGCGTTCAGCGGTACGAGCCGGCGGCGCCTTCCCTTGGTGTGATGCGCTTCGAGCAGGAAGCAGCCCCGTTCGAGATCGACGCGGCTCCATTCGAGGTTCAGCAGCTCGCCACGCCTGCAGCCGGTGTTGAGTGCCAGACGGATGAACACTGCGAGGTGCGGCCGGGGCGCATCGCGTTCGGCTTCCTTCACCAGGCTGATGGCTTGCTCTCGTGTGATCCAGCGCACGCGCGGCTCGGGCTTGGCGAGCCGCAGGCGGGCGACCGGGTTCGGCAGGTCGTGGAGATCGTATTCAACGCGAACGAAGTTGATCGCTGCGCAGAAGAGGCGGAGTTCTCGCCTCACCGTCGAGAGCTTCACGCCGGCATCCAGGCGGGCATTGATGTAAGCCCTGATCTGGATACGCCTGAGCCCCGCAAGCCGTTTGCCCTGGAAATGGGTTTGCAGGTGCTTGAGGGTGTATCTGTCGCGCTCGGAGTCTTGTTGCCGATGTCGGCGGGCCGCCAGGTATTCGGCTATGGCTTCGTCGAATGTCATGCGTATATGTTGCCATCGGAACGGCAACGACTTCCATTGGTGACAGATGGCGCTGTCCTGGCGCTCGATCTGTCACCAATGGAAAAGCCGCCCGCCCCTGCGGGGCTTCAGTCAGAGGCCGGACAAGTCCGGCCTGAGCCTGCCTGCCATCGCTCCGACATACGGTTTCCTGCCGCCGCATCGCCGTCGCCCCTGTTTGGCGACCAGTACCGCCCCGAGTCGGGGTGTCAAGGCAACCCGCTTCGCGGGCGCGCAAGCGCGACCTTGACACCCCTTTGTCGGGTCGGTCCAGGACGCCAAGGGCGACGGCGATGCGGCGGACGGTGGTAACCGGAGGGCGCGGAGTGAAGGCAGGCAGGAAGTTCAACGCCGGGCTCAAGCTCCACGGCCCCGGTGGTTTCAACGGCAAAACCTTTCGGGAGTTCAGGCGGTGGCGGTGAATGGCCTGGCTGAAACCGGGCCGAGTATTACGATTACGTAATTACGTTATTACATTACATTTTTACATTACGGAGTGAATCATGGCGATCACGAAACAGGACGTGTGGCGGGTGGCGAACGAAATCAACGCGGGCGGAGAGAAGCCGTCCGCCGTCGAGGTTCGGAAGCGCCTGGGCACCGGGTCATACACGACGATCACGGCCGCACTCAAGGAATGGGTCGAGCCGGAAGCCAGCGACGGCGACGAACTGGCGCCGGTACCGGCTGAATTCGAGGATCGGATCGTCCAGGCCGGGGCGGACCTGTTCGCGATCGCGATGCGGATCGCGGGCGAGCAGTTCCAGGCAGAGCGCGATGCATGGGCGGCCGAGCGCGCCCAGATCGAGGCCGAACGCGATGAAGCCATCCGGCTGGCTGACGCGGTGACGGCCGATCTGGACGAAGAGCGGGAAACGGTCAGGCGGCTGCAGGTCGAGAATGCGGCCATCGTCGAGGAACGGGCGAAGGCCTACGCAATAGCCGAAGAACGCGCCAGAACGGCGCAGACGGCCCGCGAAGAGGCGGATGCATCCCGAGGCATGTCCGAGCGCCTGAAAGGGCGCATAGAGGCCCTGGAGGCTGTTATTGAGCGCCTGCAACCCACCACACACCCCGAGAAGCCGACGGCGAAGAAGGCGAAAACGGGAAATGGTGACAAATCGAGCACCAGGACAGATCCTTCTGTCACCAATCCGGAGGGCTGATCATGGATGCGGCAAAACTGCTCGAACGGGCGCACTGGATGCAGTCACTGCTGCTCGACCGCATCCAGTTGGCCAGCCACAACCGGCACGAGATTCAGCGGCTCGCAGATGAGGGACGCATCTACGCAACGCCGCACTGGCGGGCCGGCAAGTATCTGTACCTGATCCACCCCAGCCAGGACGGCGAGCGCGTGCGCGAATACATCGGCGCAGCCCCTGCCCGCGTCGCCGAGGCCCTGAAGAAGGTCGAGAACGCGAAGAACCATGATGCGCTTGAGGCAGAGACGGCGCGGATCGAACGCACGCTCGACGCGGTGCATTACCAACTGGAATCGATGATCCGTGACCTGGAGCGCCTGGCGCCGTTGGACTTGGTGACGGCAGCCGCTGCACCAGGTGCGAAACTGTCACCATCAGCCGCAGTCGATGGTGACAGCGGAGCGCGACCAGGTAGGGAATCTGTCACCAATGGGCTAGACTCCGCATTGGTGACAAAACCCGCGATCGAGCAGCTGCATTTGTCACCAATTTGAGGAAAACAGAATGTCCGCCATCACCTTCGATACCCTGAAGTACGTCGAGCGCCTCACCGCCGCAGGCCTGCCCGAGAAGCAGGCCAAGGCGGAGGCGGAAGCCTTGCGCGACGCCCTGGGCGATCTGGTCGAGATGCGGAGCCTCGCCACGAAAGAGGACGTCAACATCCTCCGGGCAGAGATCGAAACCAAAATCTCCGACGCAAAAGCCGACATCATCAAGTGGATAGCCGGGCTGCTGCTCGCCCAAGCCGGATTAGTCACCGCGCTGGTCAAGCTGATCAGCTAATTGGTGACAGCGCCCACGTCGGCCGAGCCGGCGCCAGCGTTCCAACGTCACCACCTGTCACCAAAAAGGCCCGGTTCCGGGCCTTTTGCTTTCTCCATCAGCTTGCTTCCGCCTGCAGGAACAGCAGAATTTGAGATCGGGCATTCGAGCCCGAGCGCGAGAAGTCGAACGGGAGCCAGGACAGGCCCGAGCGGGTCGAGGTTTCGCGCGTTTCGTCGAGACCGGCCAGCGCCACGACTTCACCGGGACGCAGATCGATCACGGTCGAGGCCGAGCGCTTCATCATCGTCGGCGAGTCGATGCCGCTGGTGGTGGTGACGGCAAAAGAACTGATTTCCTGCGAGACCTTGGCCACGATCAGTTCCTCGAAAATGCGCGGCTCGACCGTGAGCTGTACGCCGGCAGAGCGGTATTCCACCGCCTGCACCGGATTGCCCGAGCGATCGACGACGGTGGATCCACGCACCGGCACTTCCGAGCCGACCATCAGGCGCGCGATCTGGCCATCGAGCACGCGCAAGGAAGGTTCGGCGACGTAGCGGAAGCGGGAGTCGCCTTCGACCGCCGCAAGGATGGCATCAATGCTCACGTTCCTGAACGAGATCGAGGCGCCACCGGAGACCGAGGTCGCGCCAAAGCTCACGCCAAGCTTGCCTGACAGCAGATTGAGCACGCCCGTCAGCGACATCGAGCGGTCATCGGAGGTCGTGACCTCGATCATGGCCGCCCGCAGGCGGACCGCCATCGGCGCAACGTCGGCCGCCCGGAGCGCATCGGCGACGCGGTCGCGCAACGCCTCTGGCACCGAATACACGACGGAATCGAGCATCAGGCCATCGGCCTGCAGCACCGAAGCGCCGGCGAAGCGAGCCACGACCGCGAGGAAGTCGGCCGAGCGGTAACGCGGTCGCCAGACCTCGACCGCGGCAGCGGTATCGAAGGCCAGCACAGGCAGCGGCGACACCTCCGCGGCAGAGGTAATGACCGGCGCCACGTCGGCCACGGCGCCGCCAGCGGCCGGCGCTGCGCCTCGCTGTTCCAGGAAAATCACGCCTTGCCGCTCGATCAACGCCACGCCGTGCGCCTCGAAGACAGACGACAGCAGCGCCACCGCCTTGGCGTCGTCGATGTCGGATACCGCGAGCGTCACCAGTTGCGAGGACTGTGACACCGATGGCGCCATGACGTAATCGCGCTTGAGCACCTGGCCGAACACGGCATGCACGAACTGCGGCAAGGGCAGGTCGCGGAACTGGAAGGACACGGCGAACGCCGAGTGCGCGAAGGCCAGGCAGGCCATGCCGGCGATCATTTTCTTTCGCGAAACCATACGCCCCCCACTTGATAGAGCACGCCAGACGGATCGAAACGCGAGGCTTCGACCGGCGCGATACGGCCATCCGACAACGATACGGCCATCCCGCTGGCCGACGAAATCACCCCATTGACGTGCACCGAGGCCTCGATCCTTTCCGACTGGACGGCAGCGGCGGGCGCCGGATCGCCGTCCGACAGCCAGGACGCCATGAAGCCGCCGAGCACGCCGACCATCGCCCCGAGGACGAAGGCCGACAGCGCCACGCCCCGGTACATCTCGATTTTTTTCATATGCCTTCCCTTCAGGTGCCAGGCGGGCAGGTAGCTGGAGACGCCTTGCTGCCCTTCGGCGCTGATCTTCTGCAGCGAGTCGTACATGGCGCCGTATTCCGTGCCGGAGAACCACAGCACGTGCATGACCGGCGCTTGCGGCAGGAAGCCGTAGCGGAAGGTGACGACGTGGGCGCGCGGCAGCTTGAGCGGCTTGCCGGTGATGAACTTCGCCACCGCGCCGACCACCGGCACCGTGAGCTTGTCCGCACGCTTGGCGCTGGCATGCACGTCGCACAGCGCATCCCGAATCTGGGCATCGACCAGGCGCGGATGCTGGGCGATCAGGATCAAATCCCAGCCGAACTTGCGCGAGTGCAGCAGCCAGGAAATCAGCAACTTGCGATCCTTGGCCTGCCAGTCGCGCGAGTTCAGGAAGGTACCGACCTCATCGAGCACGATCAGGCCGTTACGGCCTTCATCGACAGGATTCGGATTGCCCGGCGGCAACAGCTCGAAGTCCGCCGCCGTCGGGTGATCCGGCAGGCGCCAGCACACGAGACGCGACCAGGGCCGCGCCATCTTGTCGAGGCGGATGTCCATGTTCGTGGCAACCGGCCGGCCCTGGCGCACATAGTCCGCCATGAGCCGGCAGGCGGTGATGGATTTGCCGGCGCCTCGCTTGCCGGACAGCAAAACCGCCTCGGTCATGACGAAGCCGTGATCATCTGCATCATCTTCATCTTGTAGCGATACACGAACGCGCCCACGTCGGCCGACAGGCAGGCGGCGATGCAGACATCGGCGTTATCAGGCCACAAGGCCCAGAAGCCCATGAGCAGGTATTGGTTCGAGATCGCGCCGACGACGCCAGTCACCAGCAGCTTGATCGACAGATAGAAGGTCGTGGTCATCGCCAGGCCGGTCGCGACCAGCGTCAAGGCCATCGCGGTCTTGCGGGTGAAGTATTGAGCGAGCCAGGTAAAGAGACCGCCGAAGATGGAAATGAGGAACTGCGCCAGGTAGGTCATGACATGCCCCCGTTGGAATTGGCGAACTTGCGCCAGACGTAGAAGACGGTGAAGAGGCCGAACAGCCAGCCGATGATTTCGCGCACGGTGCCGAGCTTGTCGCAGATGTCGAGCTCGTATGAACCGCCCAGACCCGCCGCCGGGCCGTGTGTGATCGCCGGTTCGAATACCAGCGCGGTGCATTCAAGCTGCACACCAGGCATCAGTGACGGCAACCAGTCCCAGCCGACGCCGATATCCGAATCGGCGAAGTCCCCCAACGCATCCGAGCGGGCATCAATGGCGGAGAGCGCATCATCCAGTCCGGTGCCGGCATCGGCACCAGCGAAACCGGAATCATCGATTTTGCATGCTGGCTGACCTGTTCCGCCGCATGTTCCGCCCGAGTTTCCACCAGAGCCATTCCCGGTCCCGTCCCCGTCGCCGGCTCCGCCGTCGCCGGGGCCGGTTCCGGGATCGAGTACGTTGTTGTACGTTCCGCCGTCGAGTTTCATATCGGCACCGTCCGGCCTGATGGAATAGCCGGTCGTGATGACGCGATTATCGGAATCGGTTTTGTTTTCCGTGACGGCAACGAAACCAGAGGGCAGAACCTCGACGGTGGCGGTGTGATCGCCCTGCCCCATTTCCAGCTTTGTGACAGTCTGAGGCCGGCCATAGCAATCCGGGTCCGTCAGATAGGTGTGCTGACCGATTCCCGCTCCATGCTCCAGGTAATTGGCTGGATCGATGGCAAGGCGCTTTCCATCGGCGTCGTAGATATAGGCACACACGCCGTCGGATTGCTGCGCGATTCGCCCATCATCGGGATTTGGTTCCTCGCACGATTGCGAGCCGCCATTGAAATAACCGTAACCAGGCGGGCAGCCGCCGAACTCCGGCAGCGAGGCGCCATCGATACTTGCAACATTGTGCGGATCGATTTTGACGACGGTGCTATTGAACGTGAACATGAGATAGCGGCCGGCCGACTCATGAACCCAGTCGCGCTCATTCCGCAAACGTGTTCCGACGTTCTCCGTACAACCTTGTCCGACGGTGCATCTAAAGACGTTGCGCAACTGACTTTCCGAGCCTTGATATTGCGTGTTATTCGCCCACGACGTAACAGCCGATGGACTGGCCGGCACCGCGTAATTAGGCAATATCTGGATTTGGCCCGGCGAGTATTCGGAACTGTACGAACCAGGCGGAACGATCACAACCTCGCTTTGATCGAAACGCACGGAGACTTTCCGGGACGGCAAAGCAGAAGGCGGCGGCGGTGATGGCTGGAAATGCAACCAAGCGATCGCAGAGCCAACGAGCGCAATGGCCGCAGCGTAAGAAGCCGCCAAGGTGCCACTTTCAAACACGAGAGCCACACCAGGCAGGAGCGCGATCGGAAAGAGCGCAAAAACGAGACCAGGCACGAGTGCGGCCAAGAGCGCGCCCAGCACTATCACGCGGCGCATCACAGCCACCCGAGCATACGGCCGAGAATGGCCAAGACGGACCCGACCAGCAGGCCGGTAGCGATCGCGAGCCGGAAATCGTGGTTTCCCATTTTTTACCTCAATCAAATGGCATTGACGGAATGCGCAAAAAAGGGGCCGAAGCCCCTTTCCTGCACTGGCGCGATTAGCGGCCGGTCGCCTTCGAGATCATGCGCTGGACCAGTCCCGGCGCGGCCAGCAACACGGTAGCGCCAAGGATGAAGGGCCACGAAGTGGAGATCACATCCTTGACGGTATCGACCAAGTCAGTGAAACCCGCTTCGAGCGCAGTCTTCATACCGGCATCGATAACCGATGCGGCGGAAGCTTCGCCGACCAGGCCGAGGACGGCCACAGCCGCACCCGAGGAAATTCCGATAACCCGCTTCATTTTGCTTTCCATGTCAATCACCTTCTGGAGAAAGTAGGCCCTTGATGAGTGAAACAATGCCGCCGGTGATGAAGCCGGCGCCAAAACCGAGCAGGAGGGCCGAAAAACCATACCCGATCAAAACTTGTATATCCGTCATCGCCGCATGAACCCCGCTGCAAAGCCGATTGAGAATGCGACGACGACAAGGGCCGCGAATGCCACGTCCTGAACGGCCATATCGCAGAGGAAGCCGGTGCATTCCAATAGCGTGAGCGGCTGAAAGCCTGCCGTGTCGGTGCCGACATAGACCGGCTGATGTCCCCAGGCACATCCGCCGATGCCCGGTGCGTCAGGATTGGAAGAAGGAATGCAGACGATCACGGCATATCCCGATAGTGGTCGATGACGCCATCGAGCAACGCCAACGCCAGAGAGAAAGCGCCGGCCCGCTCGCTGTAATGGCAGTCTTTCGAGTTGCGAAAGACTTCCGCCTGCTCCGCCGCATAGGCGTTGTACTCAACGTGGGCACGCAGCACTTCGCGCAGGCACGCCAGCATCTGCAGGTGTGCCGATTTATCGTCACCATGACGAAAATCCCGCCGTTGAGATTCTTTCATCACGCCACCCGCCGCAGTTCATCCCAACTGCCGACCGGCTGCGCCAGGACGATCTTGACCGGGCGAATCGGCAGAATCTTGGCGGTGTGCATGTCGGCATCGGTAACGCCGATGGCGCGGAGGTGTTTCAGATGGAGGTAGAACGTTCGTTTAGTCATATAGCCCTTGACCACATCGAAACCATCCTCACGGATATTGCGCAACGTCGTAAAAGCCGCTTCCGCCCTGCCCTCGGTGATGCGATTGACTTCCATCATCTTCGTGACCATTTCCATTCTGTTCATTTCCTTGACCTCCACGCCCTGAACCAATTTCCCGAAAAACGCCTTGTATTCTTCCCAGAGTTGAAATGCCGTCATTTGCCACCATTTGCCGCCCGCCTCGCGCTGGCGCCGGAACCAGCGCGCGCCCTTGGTGCATTCGAGGCGCAATAGCCGGTCGGCGGCATCGAGCTGGTGATCGGATGCCTTGACCTTGCCTTCCTTGGCCAGCTTCCGAAGCTGCGGCCCCTTGTGGTACGCCTTCCCTTTCACCAGATCGCTGGAGGCGTTCCAATACACGGAATCGGCGTCACGCTTCGATCCGGGCTTACGCCGCGATCCATCCGACAACAGCAGCATGCGCAAGGCGGACTTGACCGACTCGTAATCCGGCAGGCCGTAGTTGCCGGTGATGTCGATGCGCTGGCACTGCCACTGTTCAAGCGGCGGCAGCACGGCGTGAAACTCGCGCATCGCGGCGCGGATCATCACGGTCGCGGCGTGGCGGATGTCGAGCGAGCCGAACACGTTGATGCCGTGTTCGAGCGAAGCCGGCGAACCGCCGATGACGAGATAGGTTTCCCGGCCGTCGCCCTTGACCTGCCAGAACAGGCCCACCGAGTCGGAACGCAGCTTGTCGATGTCGAGAACGTGCTTCGACCAGACAAGCTCTCCGTTCGAATCGGTGTGGTGCAGGCTCCCGAGGCAGTCGCGGATGCGGTCATGGACCACCTTCGACAGCCGCGAATGCGTCAGCGGGATGCGGAGGGTGAGCCAGTCGATGAGGAGGTTTCGGAGGATCATTTGATTACTCCGATGGACTCATTTGAAGGCTGTCAGTCCAACCCGTTAGACAAAGTCCGGCACCCCCCAAGACGCCAAAAGTGCACCCTGGTGCACAAAGTCCGGGTGTTACATACGGACCCGGACTCGAAACCCCCTCCGCCATCCCACATCGTGAAACGACGGAAAAAGACTCGGCACCGCAAGAAACCGGCGCCGACCTGCCGCCGAATGGCGACAGATCGACGACCAGGTGAAGGGCCGCTGTCGCCATCGCTCAGTCCTCGAGAGCGAACAGCTTCACGTCGGCGGTCTGGACGTTGCGAATCTCGCCCGTCTCGCGGTCGGTGCTGTTGTAGCTGCGGCGGTAGCCGCCGATGCGCACGCGCACCGTCACATCGTCGTCGCGCTCGCCCAGGCGACGCGAGGCGAGCACGAGCACCGTGGCCGGCGATGAGTACTCGTCCGGCGCCGGCAGGATGATGAGGTTTTCCCAGAACTGGCTGTTGCCTTGCGGGCGGCGGTAAAGCTGCAGACGTCCCTTGATGGTGGCCTCTCCGAGCCGGGTGGCCGACTTGGCCGATGCGGGCAGTTCCGCTACTGATGCTGCTGCGTTTGCACTCATGACGTTCCCCTATGACAACGGTTTCAAGTAACAGCGGCGCAAACGTAACCATCTGGTAACAGTGTTGTCAAGCGGTAACAGCACCGATATGTTCCACCCGTTCCGACGGAGAGAACCATGAACACACAGGACTACCTGAAGGCAGCGAAGAGAAAGCTAGAAGCCGAAACGAACGCCGAACTGGCGCGCGCGCTCGGATTGAGCCGAGCAGCTCTTACGCGATACGACCAAGGGGAACGGGTAATCGACGACTACACCGCCGCCCGTCTGGCGGAATTGCTCGGTATCGATGAGATGACCGTCATCGCCCAGGCGAACGCCGAGCGGGAGAAGGACGCGGCCAAGCGCGCGTTCTGGGAGCACAAAGCAAAAGCGGCCCGCCAGAGAACTGGAGGACCGCTTGGAATATGGCGCGCCCGAGACGATTCGAACGTCCGACCCCTGCCTTCGGAG